TACCAGTTGCCCCTGGAACTATCGGGTTCCATGATATCACAGAAGCGGTACCAGTTGCAAGGTTTATTCTTACCCCTGTTACACCTACTGTTTGTCCTATTTTAACAACAACATTACCTACAGATATCTCTATCTCATTACCTGTTGGTAATACTCTAGCAGAAGCAGTAATTCCTACAGTCCCTGTGCTTACATTTACCCTGTTTCCTGTTAAAGAAACAAAGACTGTTACACCACCTGGATCGGCGAATGGTGCTCCGGCAAATGTGCTTCCTCCAAAATACATGTTCTATCCTAACGATGTTTGCACTGGCTCCCAAGTCATGCTTGCTCCTGGTACAATACCATCCCATTTTTTAATTAATACAGAACCATCGGCAACATTTATTCTACTACCGTCTGGTGTAACAGATGCTTTTGCTACAATAGTTACAGTTCCTGTTGATAAATTTTGTCTGTTTGTGGTTACTGTTACAGTTGCATTTGCTTTAGTTGTAACGTTTCCTATCTCTACATCTACTCTATTTCCTGTAACTGATAAGTTTGCATCTGCTGATATTGTTACAGATCCTGTACTGACATCAACTCTAGATCCATTTGGTAATATAGTTGCTTTACCAACTGTTGTAACACTTCCTGTATTTGTGTTTATTCTAGACCCTGTTACAGGATACTTAAATGCAAATGTAGGTGTGCCTGTATTTAGATTTACTCTTGATCCTGTTAGAGCTGTCACAGCTTTTGCAACAATAGTTGGATCACCACTAGATACATTGATACGGCTACCATCAGGAGATACAATAACACCTGTACCCTCAACAATGGTTACATTACCAATAGTAAAATTAAGTCTATTTCCAGTAACACTTATGTTAGCATTACCTACTAAACCTACTGTGCCTGTATTAGCATTGATTCTGTTCCCGGTTACGTTTACAAACGCATTAGGGTTAAATCCTGAATCTCCAAAAGGTGCTCCTGCAAACGAAGTTCCGCCAAAAAACATAATATATAATCCTTAAAAGGGAGCTGCGTGGTATGTGGTGGTGACACAGCCCCCATCTAAGAATTATATCATCGTTTAAACCAAGAGGGAAGACCTAAATGTGGACGCTTGTCGAACATATTATCCTTCGCTCCAGGGGTTTTACGATTGTTATAATGCAGAAAAACCTGTACGCATTCTTTGCCTTTAAATTTTTCTCTCCAATGCTCTAGCTCACAACCAGAATAAACTAGCATATCACCTTGTTTTAAATCTACTTTAACACCTTTCTTTCCAACTTCTCCAGATGGCTCTAGGTATATTGGCCAGTCATCACCAGCAAGATTCATAGTTGTAGATATTTCACAACTAAATCTATCTTTATGTCTTTTGAGTTCATCGCCTTTTTTGTAAATTCTTGCATATGTATATGAAGGATATAGTTTTAATCCTGTTGCTTTTTCCATACCTGGTTGACATTTAAGTAACAATGTTTCCATAGCCATATTAGCATATTGAGAATAGGTATTTGGTATCTGTTCATTTTCTCCTTCATAATATCCTAGTATGTTTTCAAATGGTGAAAAGTACCTTGCTTTTTTACAAGTATCATAAACTTGTTTTTGCATTAAAAAATAGTTTGCAACAAAAGCTGCTAGGTCTTTTGATATCGCTTGACGGATAACTGTATACTTTTTCTTTTTAAACATCTTTAGCCATTTCTTTTGGCACTGCTTGTATGTTCCAATGTATAAATCTAAATGGTTCTTTACCGTGGTCCACTGCATATTCGTGTTCTAAGAATCCTGGAAATATAATTAATGTGCCTGGTGTAGGTTTAAAATGAACAAGTTCGTCACCATTCCATACACCTTTTCTATCCGGTTTCATTTTTAATTTTGTAGCTCTTGCTCCGGTTCTTGGTTCGTGAAATATTGGGTAGGATGTTTTCTCACTACATTTTAAAAAGTAAAAACCTGATACGTGTTGATTCCAATGTATGTGTGCGGAGTGATGTCCACCACCTTTTTTAGCAAACTCTTGTACCCACATTTCACTAAACATAGTTGTATATTGTGACATATCGTAACCTTGATGATCTAAATACTCCCAAGACTTTTGACCTATATAATTTCTAAAATCTAAAAAATCATTATCTTGTAGCAATGGTGTTGAATGATATGATCTACCAAAGTCACCCCATTTTTTTAGATATTCTTTTTCTCTTTTACGAGCTTCTTGAATATATTTATTAGAAGCTTTGTTTAATGACTTTACAAACTCTGGTTTTTGTTCTGACCAAATAGTTGTGTTAAAATAATTACTAATATACATTATCTAAAAGGCCTCCCTAAATGCCATACCACAAGACTATATCTTGTGCCTGATGTTACTGGTTTAACTCTATGCCACACAAATGAAGGAAATACAATTATAGATCCTTTTGGTAATATTTCTTTACATTGTATTTTATGCTTCGATTCGTCTCGCATATGTGGATCATAATCTCTAAAATCAAACTCTAATTCTCCACCTCTATATTCTGAACCATCTGTTAACTGACAAGTCATAGACAGTTTTCGAATTTTGCCGTGATCTAGTTTACCTGGTCTATCATAAGGTTTATTCCAACTATCGCAGTGCCAATCGTAATATTGATTTAATTTATATTTTGTAAATTGACAAGACTCACTTCTATCCCAATCAAAATTCCAACCAGCATTTCTATTAGCTTGATGCACATATGGATGTAATTCTTTATATATCCAACTATCATCTAACCATACTAAATCAGAGTTTCTTTTTCTTTTTAAATCTTTTACTTCTTCTTTTTTTAATTCTCTATCACCGTAACCACCTGTTCTCGCCATAACTTCTTTTTTTTCGTTGGCATATTTGATTACTTCATCACAAAATCTAGGTGTTAGTGCAGATTTAAAATACCAGTAATAATTAGATATATTCATATGTTATAGTTTGTATAAAATTTAAACTATCCTTTTGATTATTAGTTAAGTAATACATATTAGTTGATGGAAACATAATAAATCTGTTATTTAAAAGTGGTATATCCCAAGATCTACCTTTACGTCTATTATCTTCATAGTGTATTCGAACATTACAATCTTTGACTTTTACACCATATAATAATGTAAAGTCTGGAGAGTTACGTAAATCTACTGGATCAATATTTAATAAAGGAATCGTAGTTTCTGCAGGTTTATAAATGTTACCCCACGTTTCTTTGTTAATCAAATTGATATCATACTTAAGACGAATATGATCACTGATATAAGTATTTAACATATCCCAAGTTCTTGAAAACGGAAATTCTTTGTTTTGAATTACTGATTGTAAGATATCGCCTGATAATTTATCTCGATCAATGTCCCAATCTTTAGGCATTGCTACATCACCGTAATATAATGCTTGTTCGCTTAATACTTTCTTATGCATACCACCACCATTTTTAATTTATGCTTTGCTATCTGTCAAGTCCCAAGATTGATTAGCTTCATTCCACACATAACCCCATCTGTGAGTATCTGCTTCATTCTGTGATTGTTGTTCAGCTGTTAATGCTGGAGCATCACCGATTGGTGATTTCCAATTTGCAATTGTAGTATCTTTTACCCAAGAAGGATAAGGTTTTTTAGGCCAAAAGATTTGATTATCTTCGTCCCATTCATAACCTATACCTGCGTAGTTTCCTCTAAATGCTTTTGAATTATCTCCTGATTT